GTCCTCGTCGCCATTTTTCTTAGACTTCTTCTTAGACCTTTTCTTCCCATCTTCATCATCTTCATCTTCATCATCTTCATCATAGTCCATTTCCTCGTCCTCGTCCTCATCCTCGTCATCTTCATCTTTAGCTTCATCTATTTCTTCATCCTCTTCCTCTTCCTCTTTCTTTTTCTTCTTCTTCTTTTTCTTCTTCTCTTCGTAATCATCTTCGTAATCGCCACCATCAGCATCGCCTTCGCCCTCTTCATCAAGAGTGCTTTCTTTTACTAGCGATTGCAGTTTTGCATATTTTTGCACAACTTCTTCCTCTGATTCTGCTTCGCCAATATAAGTTTCAACAGCTTCTGCTACTACTGGTGACAATGTCTTTGTGATTTCCATCAACTTAATTCTTGCTCTAAGTTTGTCACTTTCATTTTCTTTTTCTTCGACCATTTTTAGTGCTTTTTGTAGCTCATCAACATAACCTTTAGTTACTGTTTCATCCATCAGCGGATATACTACATTCTTTACTTCTTCGAGAGCAAGTAGCCTTGGGTCGTTAAGAACTTCTTTCCTTGCTTGAACTAGAAGCTCTTCATAAAGACTCTTGATAGCAGATGTAAATCTCTTTACCATTACTTTCTGCATCTTGTTCTTTATTTCTTCTACAAGGCGCTCATTCTGCTCCCTTATAGCTTCTTTCTCTTCTTCTAACTGTTTTTCTTTTACTTCAAACTCAGTCTGAATATCGCTTCTTACGGCTTCTTCAATCTCAGCCTTCTTCTTCTCTTTCCAAGAGTTTAACTCTTCATTAAAGGCCTTGACCTGAGCATCGTTCATTTCAATCTCAGCTAGTATATTTTTCATTAACCAGACCTCCTAGTCTTCTAGGTTTTCTTCTAATAGTTCTGAGAATCTTGTTTTATTCTCTTTTTCTAGCTCCCAAGAGTCACTCTCTTGGCCCTCAAATACTGGTGATGGGTAAGCATTTGGTGTTGAAGGGTCAGACACTATATCAAATGTTATAAGTTTATAGTCGTTTTGGACTTCATTCGTTCCATTTACTTGTTTAGTTGAGCCAAACCCCCTAGAGGATATCCCCAGCCTTACGCCTCTTTTTATGAAACTACCAAGTATTTGTCCAGCTGGTGTTCCACCTTCTTCTATTGGACCATCAAAAACTTCTAGCTCTCCTTCAACTTTGCCGTCAGATGTCATATTCAAGTCTGTTACAACATGTGAAACTTTCTCAAGGTGTATCTTTCCATCTGATGGGTGGTCGAGCTCGCCAAGCATGTGGCGATTTTTGACTTTGTCCATATTAGAACTTATAGCTGCTTCTAATATAGAAGTGGGATAAACTCTGCCATTTCCATTTTTGACTCCGCCCTGCTGAAACAATCCGCGTAATCTAGTTGTCTTTCTACCGTCTTCAGAGCCTTCTTCTTGTATTAATTTGTAGTCAAAATCGAGAGCTTCTGTCAACTCATTAGACATAAATTATACCTCTTAATTGGTGTTTCCAGTAGACATAAAGTCGAGCACTTGCCTAAGAAATCTAAGAAAAGGCTCCCTGTAACCTTCTTGAACAACTAGTTTCTTGGGAACGTTCATGTATTTAGTTGGACCCCGGAATTTGATACCAAGTCTTCTATAGTTGTTTAGCCACTTCATCTTTAGCGTGAAGTTCGCAATCTTGATTTCCCACTCATCGCTGAGTTCGCCTTCATCAGCAGCTTTTCCTTCATCGCCTTCTGCCGGCTCTTCTTCAGCAGGAGTTTCCTCTGCCTTAGCTTCTTCGTCTTGTTCTGTTAGAGGGACTTCAGCTAAATCAAGCATTTCTTTAAGGAGTTTATTATAATCTTCAGCCATTATCGGTCCTCCTCTTTTTGTTCTTTAGACTTAGAATAGACAGAGTCCAAGAAGTCTACGATTTCTTTCAATCTTCCTTCTGAAATCGAGCCAACTTTTGCATCTTCTAGAGTCTCTATTAGATTTTCTACATACCTTCTCTCTAGAGTCTTTTCTTTCAAGTTTTCTTGTATTTTTCCGAAAACTTTAATTAATTTATTGATAGTGTCTTCATCAATAGTAGTCTCGTCTTCATCCTTAGACTCTTTCTTTTTCTTCTTAGTCTTTTTCTTAGTCTCATCGCCCTCTTCATAGTCTAGCATATCCTCTTCATCCTCTTCATCATCTTCTTCATCTTGCTCTATGATTGTTTCGCCATCAAGTTGGTTTCTTTCAATATACTCTTCTCTCAATTTAGTATATTCTTCGCTATTGTATAAACCAGTAAAACCCTCTACTACAGAATCTGCAGTATCAGCTTCACCAATCATCAGAGCAGTCTTTAGAATTAAGTCGCCGAACTCGGTTTCGCTAAGTATAAGAAGCTCTCTATGCTGTTCAAGAAACTTTTCCATAACCTCTGTTGGGTCGTCCATTTCTTTTACAAGGTCTAACATGTCTTTGAAGTCTTGTTTGAAAGATTCTGACGTCCACATGTTTTGGACCTTTTTCTTAGCGTTTTTAGATTTTTTCTTATACTTTTTCTTTTCGGATAAGTTAACTACTTTGTCAGAATCTTCTTCGAAAAGACTAACAGAAAGCGGTCTCCTGAAATCTATTCTACTTATCATGCTCTGCGTTGGACTATTTTCGGAAATTTGTTCTTTTATGGTCTGAACTTTTAAGTCTTCCATTATTTCCGATATATCATCTTTGAAGTAGCCTCTAACTTTCCTAAGTTCGGAAACTGCTTTGATTTTTGCGTTGGACTCTGTTATACTTTTCTTTTTACTGATTGATTCATTTACTATCTGTTTGATGGGGCCTTCAGAATTTGCAAGTCGGAAGGCTTCGGCTAAATCACCAGCTCTTATTTCTTCTTTGTTAGTAGGGTCAAATAGTTTTCCTGATAATTCGTTAATTCTTGTTTTGTCATCAGGAAGTAAGTCTATTTTTTCCCAGTTTTCAAGATTCAAAGCTCGATTTCTAATATTGTAATCTACGGAGTAAAAATCATTTGTATCTTCGTCGATTATAACAAGCTTATCATCAAAAACAAGAGCCAATGCTGCATTCTCGGATTCAGCAACTTTTTCGCTAATCATTCTAACAAGTCTGTCGTTGCTGAACTGTGAAAGATGCGATAATTGACTGTATTTTAATTCCATGAATCATTCCTCCTAAGTGGAATTTGTATTAGAATTAGTCACTTAGTATTTTTGATTTACTCTTATTCCTCTTGATAATACCTCTGAGTTCGCCTCTCTTGAAGAGCACTTCGAACCCATTCTCAAAAAGCCGACGTTTAGCTTTAGGTTTATCTTGAGAGATTTTCTCGGTTTCTTTATACTGTTTGACAAATTTTATAAGCTCTCTAATGTCTTCTTCGTTTTCTACTAAGAATTCTTGACCTGCTACTCTCATTATTTTACTTGCTAACTCTATCCCAGCTTCTCCGCCTGTCGCAACTTCTGTACCAGCTTCTTCTGGTGGTGCAGCTTCAGCTCCTGCTTCAGCTCCTGCTTCAGCTCCTGGAAGTCCTTCGCCACCAAGAGCGCCAGCTTCAACTCCACCAGCAACTCCCTCAGGAGCTCCCATCGTAGCGGCTTGTTCTGCAGCGGCGATAGCATTTTTGTCCTGTTGTTGTTGCATTAGTTCTGCTTGTTGCATCAACCTTATGTTAGAAATCTCATCATCGTTGAATTTCATTATCTGTCTATATAACCACTCTTTTGGCAAAAATAGTTTCCCATTTTGGTCTGCTATTTGAGTTGCTGACTGAATTGTGTTCAACTTCTGGTTGAATACTTCAAGCTCTTGCATCTCATAGATTTTCGAAGGTGGTGTAAGTCCAAGTTGGAAGTTTTGCATGTCTTCTATTGAAAATCTTTTGAATGCAAGCTCGACAACAGCAAGTTTCTCTAAGCCTTTTATAGTTTGTTTTTGCACTCTTTCTACTGTTTTAGCAAACCTTACATCCATTGACGATAATGAAGTTTTTGCCACATCTCCAGTCATTTCACCTGTTAGATAAGCAATAGGAATCCTCATAGTCCTAAGGATTTTCTCTTTGAAATATCTAGCATCGTCTATCTCTCCAAGCTGCGCTCCGCCTGGCAGTGTATCGATAGTAACGCCTTGTCCATCAGGCCTTCTTGCCAGGAAGAAATCGTCATTGATTGAATTTTTCACGATGATACCAGAAGTTGCAAAGTTGTGATATTTTGAAACAGTAATACATCCAGTGTCTTCTCTTTCGTTTAACCAAACAACAGAAACAACCTTATGATTTCGTCTTTGCAGATTTCGGATTTTAGAGCGACTAACGCCAAATTCGTTACCTATTTTTTTCTGAGACCAACCCATATCAACATATTGTTCGATGTCGGCATAAGTCAATCGGTTGTCATCAACAATTGAAAACCTGTATTGCTCAAAGTTATCGTAGCCCTTTTGACTAAACGCTTCCCGCAAAGTTTGTTTGATAAGTTTAGTGTTTTGTAGCGGGGTCAGCAAATCAAAGTGCAAAACAAATTCTGGATTAGAATTCAAATCAGACAAAACTTGATCTTGTGTATCGTGCTTGACAATAGCTGCATCAACAAACTGATAGAATTTTTCATCAAACTTAATTTTCATTGCTTCAGTTGTTGATTTTGGTTTCCTCATATTCTGAGAAGCTCTAGTTCTGAACCCATTGTCTCTCCAACGATTCTTGTTGCTTTTGCGGGCTGATTTTCTGTGGGCATCACTTTTATTGTATTCAGCCATCAACTCTGACTGCTGCTTTCTTCTTTCATCAGAAGCAATTGCCCAAGCTTTTTTTCTTGATTCAAGCTGTCTTTGTCTGAAGCTGGGGTCCTGCCAATTTCTACGAGTTAGATCGCCATGTAAGCCTACGTGGTCTTTGTTCTCTAGAATTATAAGGTTATCAGGATTGTTGTTGGTTTTTTTGAAATCTTTGTGGTGGATAGTTCTTTTAGTCCAACGGCGATTCCACTCCTTTTCTTGAGTGTATCGTGCAACCATCATATAAGTTGGCCTATATTTTCTATTCTTAGGGTTGAAGATTAACTCATATCCCTTCTCAGATTCTTTGGTATATTTTGGCATCAAAGAATCGCCTTTTTCTAAATCCTGGGCCTCTTTATATTCGCCGTTTCGAAGCAAGAACTTATGATCGGGCGTGCATCGAACTCGTTCGCCGTTGTCAATTGTAACTTCAACAAGCTCAGCATTTTTACGAGTTACTCCGGCCCATTCGATTTCGCCAGGAACGATCTGATTAGCGTTTTTCCTATCAATAGAATAAACCCAATTTTTCTTTCCTGCTTTGTGCTCGTCAATTAATGTCTGAAGAGTTTCTTGTCTGCCATCAAGCAAATCAATTTTAGTATCAAGAGCGATACAAAGCGGGTTGTTTCTGTAGTTTATTTCACCAGATCCAGGGTCGACCCATGGAGTTTTCCTATACCTTTGTTGGAAATCTTGCACTCTCTGCATCGCCTCCCTATATGGTAATGTTCCAACTGGTATTCCGAATATTCTTCTTTCTGGAGCTCTTGTTATTCTATAAATTAGCATTGCGTCTTCAATAAGCTTCATTTGTTTGAATGCTAGACGTCCAGATTCTAATACAGATTTTCCATACGGGTCAAATTCTTTATCGTCGATTTTGAAATGAACTACTTGCCAAGGCTTTAGATGGACTTCTTCTGTTTCTCCTGCTCCGCCAAGCTTGAATCCAGCTCCAGCAGTGTGAGTGTCAGTAACTTGGCTACTGTTGTAAGGGTCGCCTTTGGGTATTCTTACTATGAACTCTATCAAATTCTCGTCTTGCTCAACCCTGAAAACAAATTGAGGAGGTAACCATCGGATATATTTTATTCTTTTCGGAGACTTATAATTATCGGGTATCACTTCATAAAAAGCGTCGCCGTATTTGCACATATTTAGAACTATATGCCAAAGTGAGTAGTTCATATCGAGAGAGCGAAACCACAAATCTTCAAGAGCTTCTTCTATATCGTTATTTTCTGCTTGATTATTTATTACTTTATCTTCTTCGTTGTAGAGAGTTGCGTCATCAGCATAAATCTCTAAACCACCTTGAAGTTCAGGAACGTAGCACATCTGCTCATATTCGCGATATCTTTGTATTCTTTGTTGGTCTGTTACAGTAAAACTCTCAATTGAACTTCTATAAGCACCAAATGCTTGGTAAAAATCGTCATCAGATCTTACCGCCATAGGCGCAGACAAATCATAAGCTCTAGATAAATTGATTTTATTGAAGAACTTCTGTATAGTCTCCGCTCGTTTTATTACATCTCTATCTCTATCCATTAGGCTCTCCAGCTACAAACTTCCATTTATATCCGCCTGCGTTATTTTGTTTGTGTCTACAACATTTTCTACTACTCGAATATAATCTTCCTCCTTGGCCGCCGTCCCTTAGATTGTATCCAACTGTTCTATCCATAGAATTTGCTTCTGCGATGTACATTACTTCTAAATCATCTAATTCTCTTTTTGTTCTAGCGTATGCTAATACAAACCAATCAAAGTCATTTCGAGTATATTTTTTCAAAGCGTTGTAAAAACGAGATTGCTTTGACACAGATACGGAAAAATGCTTATTTCTTCTTTCGCCCAAAGTTTTCGTAGTTTGGCCGATGTATACTTTGTCATTTATCGTGTTCACAGTTTTATATACAATTCCGTACATTAGTTGTCCTCAGAAAACCAAAACGCTCTTGGAAGCTTCAATAAATTCTCTAAATAAGATACAGAATAGCTGTGGTCTGAATTTTCTGGTTTCCAAATAAAGAGAGAAGTTACGAAATTCATAAGGTATGAACTCTTAACCAAAGCAATTCGTTTGTGCCTGTTATATTTGATAACAACCATTGGCTCTTTGCCAACAAACGCCGCATCTTCTTCTGCTTGTCTAATCCATTGGCTCCAATTAGATTTATCAGAAAAAAGCTCCCAGAAAGAAATGTCATTATAGAACTTGTGCTCCAATATGAAATTAAAATTGGCAGGAGTAATAATATCAGAAACATATCCCTCTTTATAGTCTAAATTTTCAGATATCTCTCTGTTTTTACCGCCAACAAATGCACCAGAGTGTGGTGTCCTTCTAAAGAGTCTGTCGCCAAACGCTTCGTTTAGTATAATTACTAAACCTTGTTCACCACGTTTTCCTTTAGCTTTAGAATTTGCCATATTACCACCTTTATATAAACTGCCAATGATAGCCCCCTGCACTACTATTTTTTCTGCAAGCTCTGCCGACATGACAAATGCCTAGAGCTTTTTCAGCTCCAGTTATATTTATAAATATTTTCTCTGTTTCTATACATTTAACTTTCTTAGAACGAAAATTGTTTTCCATGTTCTCTAAATGCTAAAAATAGCGTTAAAGGTGAACTAATCACAGCCTAAAGGCTGTGATCTTCCCGTTTCATAGATTAGGTTGCATCCAGGCCCTTCATCTCCACAGGCTTAAATTCGGTCAGTCCCTGACCTACATACACTTTACCGTTATTCGTATTAGCGGCAATGTAAACTAATCCGCGCATAGTTATTCTACTAAGATTTTTTCGAGTTCGTTTTCAACATACTCTTCACTACCAAAAATACTTTCAGCCATCCAGTAGATGAACTCTTCAGTTTGGTCTCTGTTCAGAGAAGAAACTACTTCTTGTATGTTTTTATATTCAGTAAGCTTTACTTGTTTGTTCAGCTCAGTTCTTATAAATTCGTTATTTTCATACACTCTCTTGATGAGAAGTTTTAGTTTCACTTCGCTCAAACTGCTTAGATAGCCAGCAGTCTCTTCGTTTAGAGTATAGTTCAACTTTTTGAAGAAGTCGTGTAGGTTCATTTCTTATACTCTCCCAATAAAGTTTTAGATTATCTTTAGCACATTCGCTACAAAACTATCGAAAAATAGCTATTTCATCATTTCTATATAATCTTGCCATTCTAGACCATACATATCTCTTACTGCTTCTTTTGCTTCTGTTTCTTTCATCATTTCTTTTTCTTCTTCGATGTCTTTCTTTATATCTACAGTTCCATGCTTACTTGAAGCGAAACCCAAATTTTCAGTATGCCTATTTCCATATTTTAAGACATAAGCTAACATCATTATTGGTAGAACTAAGTCGTCATTATAGCCAACTGAAGCTTGTGGTCTTTTATTATGCCATATAAAGACTTTCAATTCGTCCAGAGTCCTTTTCCCACGTATCTGTATAACCTTATCCTCTATGCCAGTTATAAATTCGTCTAGCATTAGTCTCTTTTCTGCAGGGCCTGTGTGAAATCCTCGGTATGCTTTATTTTTAAATTCATAATAGCAGTTTTCGTACGGATCTTTCTCGTGTAAAAATACTTCATTGAAAACAGAAAGACCTTGGTTTGTTTCTATGATTACATAAGCGTAGTTATAATATTTAGCTATTTCTTTTATAATTTTACCAAACTTTTTAGTATCAAGTTGCGATTTGTATTCAGCGACTTGCTCCAATGTATCATCGCGGAAAATACTAAATGTACTGTAGTCAGTTCCAGATCCAGACGCCACATCAGAGAGAAGTGTATAGCCGAGATCTTCTATTGGTTCTTCTAATATATGCAAACCTTTTATAGAATGGCCATCATATAGTTGATCTACTTGGATAGCTTCAACTAGCTCTTCTTCTATAGCTTCTAAAACTTTGTAATCAATTACAGTATTGCCAGAGCCGAGAAATCTAGATAGAATTTCTTGATTGAATTTTCTTGTCTTCAGTTGATCTCTCTGACGACGTAGCCATGGCTTATTTTTTTTTGGCCCTTTATATTCAAGTTGGCGTTCTTCTTCTCGCGATATGAATTCTTCAACTAGCAAATCGAAATATTCTACGAGATGTCCATTTACATATCTTTTAGTTCTAGTTTTTCTTATTTCTTTTACTTTTTCTTCGCCAAGCTTTTTCTCGAAAAAAGTTACATCTCTTTTCTCTATTTTTTCTAACCACGGATTATCCCTACCGGGAAACATCCACCATGGTATGTATATTGGATAAAAATCATTTTCATTTTCTTCAGCGGATAGCCAAGTTTGGTGATACCAATTACCGACCCCATTAGAAGTTGAAATGACTATACATTGGCCATTAGAGTCCATAATAGATGGATATGCTGAACCCCATATGTCGTCAGCATAAGGCATGAATGCTGCTTCATCCATTATTACAAGCGCTGCTGTGAAACCTCTGCCAGCGTCCTCAGATTGAGCTCTTACCTCTATTTTAGACTTATTTACAAGTTTTAGAGTGGTCATATTCTGGCCATCTAAAGTAGGCTTCGTTTTTAGAAACATTGGCAACTTCTCATAAGTCACCATCGCTTTCGCTTTGAAATCTTGTGCATCTTTTCTTGTCTTAGAAATTATGATTACTTCTTGTGCAACATTGAAATTGACAACCCACAAAGCGTAAAGACCAGACACAACTGACGCACCGACTTGTCTAGATTTTCTGAATATTATAAACCTCTCTTCGAGAAATGCTGGAACCATAATTTCTCGTTGAAAGTTATATAAATGTATCCCAGATATTTTTTTATTTCTTACGTCTAATATGTAGCAATAAGTCTCCGCGAAATACATAAAGTACTTTTTACACAAGTAAAATTCTGCTATCGGATCTACTACATCTTCAGAGCCATCATTGTATTCTACTTGCTCATATAGTTTATCGCTTTCGACGCGTGGAATAGTTTCTAAAGTTTCGGGTAAGTCAAATCTATTGATTTTACTGAGAAGTACTTTATCGACATGTTCTTTCTTTGTCATACATTATGTACGCATTCTTCTTTCTACTGCAGACATCTGCTGATTGAGACTTGCTTTTTGTTGTCTTAGTTCTGCAATCTGTTCTTGTTCGGGAGCTATTTCGCTTTGTAAATCTTCTAGTTCTTTTTTCTTAGCGTCTATTTTCACCTGCTTGTCGTCTATTTTTTGCTGTAAATTTGTTATCTGTTTATCTATTTGAGTTATCTTCGACAACAGAGAAGTCTTTCTAGTTACTTCAGCTTGTGACACTTCAGCTTGTTCAGAAAGTCTATTTGCCATTTTTTCAACTGCTTCTTGCTCTGTCTCGAATTGCTCTAAGTAATCTGGTCCGCGTCTAAACATTGTTATTCTCCATAAAATCTACAAGCTCAGCTCCATAAGCTACAATATCAATTTCTTCTTGCTGCTCTTTCTTTTCGGGCGCTTCATTTATCTGCTGCTTCTTTGGCTCGGCAGATTTCTTTTTTATACTCATCATATCTGAAGCATCAGCAGCGCTATGCATTGACTCGTCTATGTATTTTCCGCTTCTTTTAGAAGCTTTGTCCATCTCCCGTCTTTCATCCCAATTGACTAAATCGTTTTGCGGCTTTCTAGACTCGACGTTATCAAATATTCCAAGAGACTCTTCAAATAGAGATTTATCAATGGGTGCATCTATTTCGTAACCAGCCCACTTTATTTCATCAACTTCTTTTCTTTTCATGTTATTTACCCTGTATTTTAGTTGGCTTCCATTTACTAGTTGCAAAATCCCAAGAAAGTTGGAGTTGCCCATCATCAGATGTTGCTACCATATTCCATTTGTTTGGTGCAGTCTGCGTAGCAACTACATCGACTATCCTTGGGTCATCAGGGGCAAACTTTCTTCTATTGTTTGAATCACTGATTGCTTGCACAGCTCTTTCAAATTTATTGTAAATTTTACTTTTCACAACTTGAGCTTCAGCTACGGGAGTTTTCTTTCCGTTCTTTACAATGTAAAAATTCAAATCTTTTTGTGCAGTCTTAGGGTCTATTTTTATCTCTGCTCCTATTCCTTGCTGTGGCTGTATCACAGCCACTTGTTCAGCGTAATATTCGAACGCTTCAGAGAGTTTCATTATCCTTCTCCTTCAAGTCTAGCTATTAGGTCTGTATGGTCTCTGCCCGACCTCTTACTACCTACGTTTCTAAAATCTTCCATCATCATTCTTCTACTTTCTAACGACATTTTCTTTTCCATAAGCCTAGTCTTTAGTTTTAGTATTTCTATAAGATTTAGAACAGATTTTTCACGTAGTTCAAGAGCTTTCGCAAGTGACTCTCTAGTTTCACCTTTAGTATCTCCGCTGTCTATAAGTTTCTGGTAATACTCATATAGCTGGTCAGATTTCCTTCGGTCATCTTCTGAGTAAGCTATAACTTCTTTAGCTACGTTGTCCATCTCCGCTATTTCACGGGGACTTACTTGTTCTACTTCTCTATTCTCCATTATCCTTGCCTGTCATGACTTGGTGTGTATGGTTTGTATGCTGCCAAGTTGTCAAGAGTTTCAACTTCAAGAGCGCCTATAGTTCCCTGCGCACCCACAGATTTTCTACCAGTTGGGTTAGAATAATCTCCAGATGGACTTTTTCCAGCTTTCCAATCATTCCAGTGGGCTTCTGTATCCCAACCTCTGTCGATGCATTGTAAAACACAGTATGTAGCTCCAGCTGTGCTACCAACTGTCATCTCTACAACTCTGTATTTTACAGGGATATAATTTAAATCACCAGTTTTTCTGACAATTAATATATTGTTCATTTTACTTCTCCTCTTAGATATCGGAGCAGCCACTTTACATAATGCGGTTTTATTCCAAATTTCCTGCTCAAGCTTTTTACACCCGAGCCTTCATCTACATCTTTTTGAAATTCACGCCATGCAGCTGTATTTAACTTTATCTTGTCTAAAACTCTACTTACCATCACTTTGTCATGTGGGCTATCATATTTAGTTTTCATATTATCTCCTGCCGTTATTAGGTCGACCTGGTGCTATTTTACGATGCTCATCAAGTTTAATTCTGTCTCGGCCAGATAATGTCCGGCCTTGTTTTGCTCTTTCTTTCCTCTTGATTTCTCCATATTTTCCGTAGCGGCCAGTCTTTTTACGACCCATATATTATCCTCCTTCAAACTTAAAGATCTTATGTAGTAAGCTCATTTAGAACGCCGCTCTTGCTTTCTTCAGTATCTCAGGAAACCTTTCTTTTATTGCTGTTTGCAGCGCTGCTGGAGCTTTCTTAGATCCAACAACTTCTTGTGGAAGTATATTATAATCAGACTTTTTGAAAGGAACAACCTCTATCCCCTTATCTTCAAATTTCAACGATCTCATGATACCCTCTAGTCCAGAACCTCTTGCAACTTTTCTGACTGTCTTTTTGTCAGATCCACCGCCGAAAACAGAGGAAATAAATTTCGCTAATATTGTATTTAGAGTGTCTCCTTCTTTATCGTTTATAATAACCTTTTCCCAATCCATAACCTCAGTAAGAAAGTCTCTTGTTTCTTGATCTTTAAATATTTCAACTACGTTTATTGTTTTCCCGTCTAGGTCGGTTACGTCTTGTGGTCTTGATCTTGGGACCTTCACGATCGTTGGTTTATCACCAGTTAACCAATTAATAACGATAGGTGAGCTAAATAGATCTACTATTCCAGTAATTCTTTTTGTGTTTGCTCTTAGCTTTTTTTCGACAACTTCTAATTTCTCAGTATCTCCTTTTTCTAGTGTGTCTAAGACATCTTTCATGTTTTCAAGAGCGTCAAGGGCTTCATTCCCTTTCTTGGAAATTTCTAGCGTTATATCCTGCCTCGCATAACCAACACCATAGGTAGAATTTCTTTTTGCCCAAAACCAATATTTGTAGTCGAAGCTTCCAGCTCCTCTAGCCTCTTGTAATACTATAGCATCATTGAACTTCATTTATTTCTCCAAATGTTTTTTAGATTATCTTTCTCTAATAAACGCCTACGTTCTCGTAAAGTATGTCTCTATTTTCTTTCAGAAATTTTACATACCTCCTCAGTAGATTTGAGCTTATCCCGTCTGCTTTCGCCCATTTGAAGAAGTCTTTCTTGTCGTACTTTCCCTGAGTGTAGAAGAGATAGTCTCTCATCTTGTCTGCTACTTTATTCAAGCTTTTTGTTTCTTTATTTTCTTGTACCAAATTCATTATAGTGTCTATAAGATTCTCTATTTCAAGATTTCTTACTATTTTCTCTTCCTGTTTTATTAGATTACTGAGCTTCAACTTTTCTTCGCTCATATACTCATAATCTAAAGATAGTGTCCTCTTTTTATTCTTCTTTATCAAATAATAGAGTATTGCTTTTTTAGCTGTCAAACTCAAGTAATTGAAAGCCGTTCCTTTTTCTGGCGTGAATCTCTGTAAAGATTTCAGACACGCTTCTATAGCTATCTGGTAGCATACATCAAATTTTTCTCTTTTATGGAACTTCGCTCTGAATATTACACCTTTTATAACGTCACTAGCATGAGACATAACATCATCTTGCAATTCTTTGAAATGCTTTTTCAGTAAAGCTAGATATTTTAGAGCTTCGCGAGAATCTGAGTCAGATTCTTCTATTTCTTCAATCTGTTTATTGATTTCTTGTAACTGGAGTATTTTAGGAGCAACCTCTCCCTCGATGAAGTAATAGTTACTAGGCGTTTTCTTTTTACTGTCCGGCATAATCTTTGAGAATCCTATCAATGAATTCTTGCTTTACTAAAGTTGCGAATAGTCCGTTTAATTCATCAATGTAGCCCGAGATATTTAACCCTCTTTTTTCTTCTACTCCAGTTTCTGCTCCTTGAGCTCCAGGTTGTAACTGCTGTTGAGCTGCGCCAGCCATATTCTGTAATGGTGCTTTTGCTTGGAAAGCCTGGCTAAAACCAGGTCGGAAAACCTGTATTTCGCCTATCGCTTCCATTAGTTTTATGGTATATTTATAATCTCTATAATCTGAAAGTGGGGAATTCATAGTTATTTCTATTTTCTTGCCATATTTTTCATCTATGTTGCTTGGGTCGTCTATTTTATATAATTGTAATATAGATTCAACATTGAATATATCACTTATCTCCCTAGCGTCTAGAAACTTTATTTTTCCATTTAAATTTATACTTACTACAGTTTCACCTTCATCTGGTTTCTCATCTACCATATCATCTCTTTCTATGTCGCCTATATCTTTTTCTTTCCTCTCTTGTTCATCCTGTTCGGGGTTTTGTTCGTTGCTTGCTTTCGTCTTTTTCTTCTTTCTTGGCTTTCTTTGCCTATCAAGTTGAGGAGGGGCTTGTGGCTCTTCCTCTACATTTTCTTCACCTTCTTGTTCATTTACTTGCTTTTCTTCTTTTTCTTCAACTTTTAGTTTTTTATTATATAAATTACTCTCTAAAGCATCAAATAAACGCACAACTTTTGACATTATGTAATCCTCCTGTTTTATTTATTATTTATAAATATGCCCGATAATCTCAGATTTGTCTGTGAGATTGTTCCATACTGAGCAAATTTGCGCCCTCACACAAAAAAGCTCCCATATGGGAGCTTTTATATCAGTACTATTTCACAGCTAAAAAACCCTCTTCTTTTACTATATCTTGACCTTTAGGTGTAAGCAAAAAGTTGATAAAAACTTCTTGAATGCTACCTTTTTCAACTTTACCATTTGTGACAAAATTTAGAGGTCTTTGTACTGGGTACTTGCCGCTTTTTACATTCTTCACAGTTGGGTCTGACCCATCTAAAGATACTGGTTTAGCTCCAAACTTTTTTGCTTGGTCAATAAAACCAAAACCACAGTAACCGATAGAATATGGAGTAGTTCCAACTTTTACAACCATATCTCCGTTTGATTCTGTGATTATTGAATCTGCAATAAATTTTCCTTCTTTTTTACCGTAGTAAGCGTCTAGTATTAGTTCGAGAAAAGCTCCTCTAGTACCAGATGCTTCATCTCTATTTACTACGACTATTTCTTGTTCTGGACCACCAACGTCTTTCCAATTAGTAATTTCGCCAGAGAATATTTTAGCGATATCTTCCATTGATAGGTTATCTAAACTAACATCTCCATTTACAACTACTGCAAGACCATCAGCAGCAATTTGATATGGCACTGCGCCTTTTTCTGTTTCAGAATCTTTCAATGTTCGTGAAGCTCCTCCAAGTGCGTAAGTACCAGCAAGCACTCCTTTTACACCAGAACTAGAGCCAACCCCTTCATAACTAATTCTAACTCCTTCATTCTCTTCCATGAATGCTTCAATAGCGGCTAGAGCTATTGGTTCGACAGTAGTTGAACCGCCGAATGTGTATTCTCCAGAAATACCATCTTCTTCCTTTTTGTTGCTGCATGCTAAAGTGGTTAACAACATAACGCATGCCACAAACAACGTGAAAAACCTCTTCATAAGTTCCCCCTAAGTAATTATTGTTGTAATTAACTATGTAGATGCATTATTGCTTGTTAGATTCTTTTGTTATTGTTTGATTATCTTTTTGTTCAGAATTAGCAGAGTCTTCTTTAGCCATTTCCTCTCTTACAAGTAGCTGTTCTGCTATCATATAACCGTCGTGACATGTATTGCATACCATTCTATTTGAAATATGTTGTGGTTTTCCTATAATAGGCTTCCCACACATACCACAGTATCGCCTGTTATATCCCCACATCCCCATAATGCTTGAAAGAAGCGAAAATGCAGATTGGTCATGGTTGTCTATTTTCTTTTGAAGCTCTTCCCACAGTCTTTTATATTTATTGAACTCTTTTCTATCTTCTTCGCTTATTTTTTCATTCTTCGACGGTGGAAATTGATTGTATTTTATTGCATAATACAACCGGGGTGACATCCTGATACTAAACATAGCCATATTATCTCCTAGCAAATATATTAGCGGGGAGCGAATTTTTTCTTTAGCACTCTTTCTACGTCTTTCATGAACTTCTCTATATGGTCATCTCTTACTTTTACCTTTTTCAAGTCTTCCATCTCTGGAATACCCATTTCTTTCGTAAGACTATAATCATAATAGTTATAGCTCAAATCCCGCATATTAGTATATTTATATATATGCCTTACCCAGTTTATAAGTTGTTTCAAATGATGATAAGAAAAGAAGCTCCCTTTCTTTCTCCCACTTCTGAATTGCTTTATAAGAGCGCTAGCAGATTCATAGTCGCCGCTGATTAGTAAGTTTTGTATATGAACCATAACTTTATCCATTGGTTCTGCTTGCTCTTGTGCGTCGAGCATATCTGCTTCATCTCTTACATCGTATACTGGCGGATACGAGAATGGTGCTTCTAAACCTTTCTGTAATAAATCGCCTAATTTTTCTTTTTTAGCCATTATTGTACCTCAAATGTTATTTGATATTTATCTTTATACCAGCACGAGCATAAACAAATTCGTTTTCAAAGAAATACCCTACTCCACCAAATAGTCCAAGAGTGGTAAAAAATGGAAAATTGACTGCTACGTCAAATCCTATTGAATGTGGGTATCCATATCCAAGTAAGAAATTTATTTTATAAATTTCAAGTTCTGTACCGGCATTCATCAAATCTTTTATTCTGTCTCTAAGGTCTTTTATCTCAACTTGGTCTTTTTCTATTCTTTCATTAGCATCTTCTAGCACGTCATTGCTTGATTCAAGCGCAGCGTTAGCTTTTTTTAGCAGTTCATTTCTAGATGCTATCCCCTCTTCTAGCTCTTTTATTTTTTCTTCTAGCTCTTTTATTTTTTTCGTTTTTTCATTGTCGTTTATTATATTTCTAAGACGTATTATTTCTTGGTTTGCTTCTTCTAATAACGCGTTGCTTTCTTCCAAAGCTTTTAGTAAATCTTCATTACTAAAAGTAAGCATCGATACAAACAGCATTATCAATACTAAAAATAAGCGTTTCATATTATTCTCCATCTTCGAGTTTTCTGCGCAGCTCGTCTTGAAGTTCTTTATTTTTCCTAATCTGTTCTTCTATTGCCGATTGGACATCTTCTCTATCACTGTCGCTGTCTTCACTGTTCTTTATGGATGCTTGCCCTTCAGCTCTTGCTATTCTGCCCCTAATTTTCACAAAATAAAACCAAGAACCAAATGCTCCCGCTAAAAGTGCTCCTACTATTCCAGCTATTGCTCCCCACATATTATATTCCTATATCTATTTGATTTTTTCTTCGCTTTGATGCAAAAGATACAGAATTTCTAGCCTTCTTTTTTTTCATTGGCGCTTCAACACTATTTACCGTTTTATCTTCTGGTTCGGGATAAACCGGTGCAGTAAAAAAAGTATCTCTCCACTCATCTTCTTTTGCTTTTGCGTCGTTATAAGCTTGATTGTCACTCATTTATTATGCTCCACTTTTTGCTATATATTCAGTATCTTCGGCTTTCTTCTCTTCTTCTTTCTTCTTCTCTTTACTTACAATAGCTCCAACGGCATTCTTAGCCATTCCGCCTAATCCAATGCTCCCTATGAAAGTAATTAATATTGCTTTGTAAGCGTTTATAAAACTTACAAAATCAGACATACTGAAAGAAGAAAAGATGCCCCAATGCATAGAACCTAATGTACCTATCAGAGCTATGAAAACTAAGACGCCGATAATGAATAACTTTGACCATTTATATGCTTTGCTTTTTACAGCAAGACTAACTTCTTGCTCTTCAAGTTCTCTAAGCTTAGACTTTATCTCTTCTCTGGTCATCTTGTTCTCCTTGAAACTATATTTTTATTTATCTTGCATACACACAAAAAAAGGGCTGGCTTTTGCCAGCCCTATTTATTGTAATCCGCCGTCAGTCATCATCAACCTCAATGTTTATTTTCCTACTTTTTATTTTTTCATCTGAGGGGATTTTTACAATTAGAAGGCCTCTCCTGAACATTGCTTCAGCTTTTTCCTGATTGAACAAGCTACCAGGTACATGATATTTAGTCATTGTTCTTGACTTTTTTATTCCCCTCTTTACGTAATGTTCGTCCTCGTTTAGCTCTTCTTTAGGGTTTAATGTTAGAATCATATAATCGCCCTCAAAGTGTAAATCTATACAGCCTTCTTCGTACCCGGCCAAAGCAAATTTGAAAATAATGTCCTTGTTATTCTTGATAATGACATCAACAGGCGGAAAATTGGGACAATTATAGCCAATCTCTACATTAAAATCTTGCCATGGAAACTCAACAACGTTTTCTAAAGTTCTAAAAATATGGTCGAAAAACATTGCTGTGTCTCTTACAATTCTATCATTCATCACTTCTTTTTCTTTTTAGATTCTATCTTGTCATGCAAACTGACTATAGCGTCGTGGTACTGTCTTGGAAAAGGTCTCTTGTCGGTTTCATAAAAATCGTTCAGTACTTTGAGTTGGTCTGGCGAAAACTTTACATTGACTTGTTCATCTTCTGATTCTTTATTTTCCCAAATTTTAGCTTCTGCCTCTCGTGATTCAATCATAGCTTGCTGAAGTACTTTTTTGTCTTCTTCATCTTCTATGTCTTTGATTTGCTTGTTTTCGTATTTTTGGAAAAGTTCCTGTTTATCATCGGGCACAAAATTCTGCGGTATAGGATATTCTATACTGTCTGGGTCAGCATCTTTGAATATGCTTTCAAGCATAATATGGTCTTTCAAAGTTGCTGTATTCAATTTGACATTTACAATTTGTCCTATAAGCAAGCGCTCCGCCATCGATAGTTTCATATTACCTCACTCCTTCAATCTTTATATAGAAATATGCGATTTATTCCCGCCGTTTATTCTTACATTTCTTTTGCCATTCTGAAATCTTGGCTCAACTTGTAAATTAGTAACTAAAACTTTATTTTTAGTTAGCAACTTATTTAGCTTTTCCATTACATCTGAATGGCTAACTTGTTCGGCGTCTTTATGCGCAGGTTCTATTGGGCCTCTGTCCATGTTTATGCTCCTCTTTCTTTACTTTCTTTTATCTTCTGCAAGTACTGTGCAGTTTTAGAGTGCAAAAGTCTTAGCTCGCTATCAAGATTTAGCGATATTGTACTTCTTATTCGTTCTATTGGGTAATCGTTTAGTGCAAGAGTTACTATCTGCGAGAATAATCCATCTTGCTTCCAGAAATTTTCTGTTAGACTTTCGAAATGCTCTTTCAGTCCTATTGGAGTGTTTAGAGGCGCAACATCTCGCAAAAATTCAAGCCATACTGTATCTATCGTTTTTCTTATATCATATGAAAGCTGTCCAGATTTTTCATCTTTCAGCTCTTCTATAACCACCATTATTTTATCAACGATATTTTCTTTTAGACTTTTCTTTATTCCGAGATAGTGTTCTAATACATTCACAGTGTCTTGCTCGCTCATTACATTCTTCATGTTTCTGTGGATTATTTCTAGTCCAGTGTTGAGCTCTTCCATTTCGTCTATTATACCAGCAGCTTCTCTCCGCCTTTCTTCTGCAAGTGTAACCATGTCTTTGCCGATTATATCGACATCTTTGCTGATTGACTCTACTTTGTTTTTGTTTTCTATTGTGCAGTTTATTACGCTTTCTGAGGCAGTGTGCAGGTCTGAAAGAGATTGCTTGATATTCCCTATATTCTGTTGCATCCTTTCAGACTCTGCTACCTCATTTTTCTTTCCAAACAAATCTGTTATACTTTTTATTATTGTGGGTAAGTTTATAACTACACCAACTATAAGTATAACAAGCACAACATTCCATGGTCCAACTACTTTCACTGCTTCTACGAATGCTTGCACTGTTTGACTAGAAGTTACTGGGTCCATATTATTTCTTTTCGTCTTTAGCGAAAGTTGTTTCGCCTGGTGTAGGCTGTGGCTGATTTACAACAGGCATTCCAGTTGATTTCTGAAACGCTTTGCTCATTTCGTCTTGCTGCTTCTGAGCATTATCTTTATTTTTAGCCATATTGTCCTCCTTTATGCAAATCTATCTTTTGGTAAATCTGCGGGTTTTACATCATACTCTTCCCACTCATCGTAAGAGTTTATGATTTCTCTAGCTAGTATTCTTGCGTTTGATTTCTTTCTCTCTGTGCTGACTTTTCCAGAACCAAGGTAGGTCTTTATTTTTGCTTGTAGCTCACTTTCTTTTTTCTTTTTCCATTCTGAATATGGCTCTATATTCTCTAACTTAGCTCTGAGCCATCTTTGTATTTTAGGAAAAAAATTACTACCAACTATTTCATATAAGTCGTTTTCTGGAAAATTAGACGACAGCGCTTCTGCAATTTTATCTATATCCCACTCTGGTGGTTCTTCGAGTATTATTTCATTCAGCAAATCTACAAATTTCATTGCTTATCTCCGTATATCGTTATTTATTTTTAGAATATATCGCTACTATAATGGTGGCCAAACCTGTATATGCCTTTTTCTCTTTCTATTATAAAATTAAGTATTTTAGGATTATGGCCGAATATAGCATCAAAAAGCTCGGCTTTCATTCTGTTTACGTATTCATCTACCGGATATAATTTCATTAATCTTAATAAACCCTCTAATGTAATTCCGAATGCTGCAGCATTAAGCATAGGGCCTCTAGCGTAAGGAATTCTAGACCTAGTTACTCCCCCTTTTGCAAGTAAATCATCGTGATGCAGTTGATGTCTATGACCCTTGTCAATGTCTGGTCCATACACCCAGTCCCATCCATTATATTGTGCTATTTGAAGCAATGTGTAGTCTCTTGCTCTTGCGGCCATTATAAATCCCCAGAAAATATACCTTTGATTACCCGTTGCCAAAATCTTTGTGGCACAGGATACGGCTACTCTTTAAACTCCATCTCATCTTGAAGTCCCAACCACCCTTCACCAGAATATGAAACAACTACTACTTGATCTCCTTCTCCAACCCCCCAACCTTTATCAGCATACGGAGCGACAAAAAGATTGACTGCATCCCAGTCTTGAGATGTAAGCTCTTCTTCATAATCAGGATCAACTAAATACCAAACAATCGGCATCATTATTCTAAATCCTCATCGCGTAAATCAATCTTCATAATCTGGGTCTGTGAAATAATATACGGTTAGCAGCATACTTACTCGCCTTTTTGCTCTTTTCTGATTTTCTTATATTTTTGAAGTTTGTCAAGATAGCCAAACCTTTCTACCATTTTATAAACTAAATTCTCGATGCGGAAATCTGGCTTTTTAGTCTCTATTGTTATTAGAAAGCTGGGCTCATATTCATCTTCAAAAGCTTCTTTCCTGAAGCCTTTGACCATTTTTAGAGCGACATATAAAGAATCTAAGTCGGCTTTTATCTCCATCTCTTTTAGGTCTATCACATTCTCAAGCTCGTCTATATCTATTTTAGTGTCTGCTTCTTTCAAGTAGTCTTTATATAAATCAAGCTCGTGTTTGTCTCGCTCATATTCAGAAATTCTATTCTCTATTCCAGCCATAAAGAATTTAGCTATTTCTAATATATAAGAATACGGTACTTCTACATCTGAAAGTTTTGGCTTTTTTATCCACTTATTGTTTAGCAAATCGTAAGCCGAATCTTTTTTGCTTACATTTTCTCCAGCGTCTTTTGCTAAATAATAATTTACTGGATGGTTTGTGCCCGGCAAAAGCGTTCCGTTAGGGAGCATTGGTAAAAGTTCGTTAAGTTCTTTCTCAGGAATGTCTATTACTACATTTACGTCTATGTCACTATCTTTTGCATATTGGTACGTAGTAATAGAGCCTATTATTGTAACTTGTTCTGCCTCTTCTTCCACGCCCATCTTTTCTAACCAGTTGCTCAAAGTGTTTAGTATATATTCTCTGTGAGCTTGCTTTACTTTTTGACTGTCGCTCCAGACATCTTTTGCTAATTCATCTCTTATAGGGTCTAGAACAGACTCAGACACCCACCCTCTAAGTTCTTTAGACAAGTTATCTCTTTTTACTCTTACTGTTCTAAAATGTTCTAATTCACTACTCCGATTCATTACTTTCCTCTTTCAGTTTTCGCTTGTTCAACATTAGTCCTTTGTAATATTCGTCTTTCACGCTGAAAAAGTTCATTATATTACCAACAATTTTCTGCAAATTGTTGTATTCTTCTTTCCAAAACTTGTTTCGAAGATTTCCAATTACCCGTCTCCCGTTGCTGTCAAATGTGCCTATATAGTCAAGTGAATCAGACATTGCAATATCTGCTGGAGCTTCTGCAGATTCTGGCTTGCTTGGAATCAAATCTATATCTGCATTTTTATAAATCCAAGCAACTAATTCAGAACAAATATAAGCGTCGTTTCCAGCTTTCTTTGCGGCTGCTCTTTCACTCAAAAATGGAAATACGAAAAGATGAATGTAATCATATGGCTTTAGTAATGCTTGAGCTGCTTTTGCTTCCATAATTAATCTTTCTTCTCTTGTTATTTCTCTATTTAGTCTATAGAGGTCTAAATTATACCCACTCTTACTGTAAGAGATAGTGTCTGCATAAGTGACGCCAACAGTTCCCGCCGATATAGAGTAGCCGTCAAATGCGTGAAATTCAACATGAATGTAAGGAGAAGAAGTTATGTAAGATATGACACCACCAATAAAATCATTTTTCTTTAGTCTGTAGAACACTAAATCACACGGTTTTAATTCATTCCACAAATCTGAATTAGTATCTAGAGAAAACTTTCTTTTTTGTGGTTTCCATTTGTTTTCTGACTCAGTTAAAGCACCAACTATACAATTCAAAAATCTAGTAAAGTCCATTATTCTTTCCTGCCTATTCCAGAATATTTATATCGTCTTATTATTTTCTTTAGTTCGGGAAACTCTCTTATTAATTTTTTATAACGCTTTATCTTTTCTTCTTTTGATAGATCTTCATAATCTCCTATATTTAATTTATCTTTCACCCAAGTTTTCAGATTGTTGTCGTCTAGTAATTTACCATCTACTTTATTTACTCGCCACTTGAATTTTTTCTTTTCAGAACGTGAAAGGCTATCTAAATAATTAAAGTTAAAGGCAAGGATACTCCTTCCATGCTCGTCGTGTTTATAGTCTGGGTCTAACACTAGAATATTCGGGTCACTATCACTAATAGTATAATCATCTCTAGTGCCAGTATAAGATATTTTTCTTAATTTCAGTGCCTCATCAAGCCTCATATGTTTAACTTGATGGGATGCAGAGTAAAAGTCTAATCTGTAAACTCTTCTATAATGATCTTGTCAGGGTCTAGCTCTCCATTCGGTAACAATTCTATTGTTACATTATAATAAGTATCTTCGTCGGCCGCTGGCGGAAAGCTAAGAAATGATACACTCCATACTCCCATTACGTAATCAAAACTCCAATCAGCATCTGCATCACCTAAATGGTCGGCGTATTTCTTTTTGTCGTTCGAGGCAAGAAATTTTATTACTTGATCAAGAAGCTTTCCGGGTGGATGAACATTATTACTTTCTGGATCTTCTAATGCATCTCTCCAACTCGGGAAAGCCCGATACCATACTTTTAGTAGTGGTGTTTCAAAATCTGGCAAATCTTTTGGTTGGACGCCTTTAGATTCGTCTCCAAACACACCCTTTATCATAGCGTGCATCTCAATATTGTTCATATGTTTATCTTTGGAGAGGAGTGGTTAAAAATCTATATCTAAAAGGTATTCTAATGTTTCTTCGGCAGATGTGCCAAGAGGTACTCTTTTGAATTTGAGAAGTGGATCGCTGGCCATAACTTCATAGCCTATTCTAACTCTGTCCATGAACGTACTTCCAGCGTTCTCAAATAAGTCAGCGCTTCCTTGATCGCTAACTCTGATTCCATTTACTTTCTCAATCTTCTCAGGGAAGTAGAATACAACATCTACTTCTACCCCAAGCTCAGAGGTAGAGTTAAGCCAGTCGCCAACTTCAGGCGTTAGACCATATTCTTTCATGATTTCTTTGCCAAAGAACTGATATGCAGTAGTTGAATGCCACCACCTGTCAGATATCACAGCTTTTCCTTCATCAAGTGCAGGCTTGACTACTTTCGTTACCTGTTCGACTTTGTCAAGGAAGAAAGCGTACATGTTAGAAAGCGGGTGGAGGTCCCACCGCTTGTCTTTGCAGAGAGATCTAAAAAATGTAGCTGAAACTCCGTAAGCGGGATCGCCGGGTTGAAATGTAAATAAGGTGGGAATGCCGTTGTCGTTTAGACGTTGAACCAAGAGTTTTGCGACTGTGGTTTTACCAGTCTGGTCAGCTCCCTCGAATATCATGAGCTTATTTCTATACTTTTCATAGTCCATGAAAATAAATATGCTGTAGATTACCAAAAACTGATGTGTTCTACGCCTTTCACTTCAACTTTATCTATCTCTACTCCAAATAAATCAAGAAGCTTGTCTACCCCCTTTTTCACTATTTTCTTTAGAGTATCGCCTATTGTTTTTATTACGTCTTTCAGTCCCTCATTCAAGTCGTAATATTCTATTGCTCCTATTTCTTTTGCGTATTCTAGTATATCTTCAAGTTTCAAGTTAATTTCACCGAGCTCATCGTTGCTTGCGTTATTGATAACGTCTGCCATATTCATTCTTTCGCTAAGTTTAGTAGTTTGTGCAACTCTAAATGTAGCATATTTTGAGCCACCCGCAGATTTCCACGCAACGTATATTTCAACTTGGTCAGCTATTTTATTTACGTAGCTTTTACTTATATCATGCATTACAATGGCAGACCCATCATATTCACAAACGAGCACATACTCTGCTACACCTTCTTCGGCGCCACCTACATTTTCAAATTTCCTATCACCAGACATTGTTTCTTCTACGAAATGGAACGCAAACTCTTTGTTGTTCTTTATTATCTCTTTTATGTCTTTAGTGAGCTCTCTTTGGTTTGCTTTGAAATACTCTTCGCCTTTTGCTACTATCTCTTTAGTGCTTGCTCCCAGTTTGCTTATACCTTCCTCATCAAACGTAAACCAGTCTCTAAACTTTTGAACTATTTCGTCTTCAAGATTCGACCTTTCAACGGCATGAAAGAATAGAGCTTCCCCTTCTGCGTTTACTACCTTTGGAGAAGCAAGTTGAGTTTTTTCACCCATTTTCAGTGATATTTTGTAATCACCTATAATCAAATCTGTTTTTGGAGTTCTATCTGGACGGTTTGTATGTTCATGCCAAAAATCGCTTACATCTGGCATAATAACTCTTCCATAAGGCTGGGCTTTAGCGGTAGCTCTTATTTTATTTTCAAGTCTATCTACTATAGCAATAGCTTGATCTTCAATCATTTGGTTGTAGTCGAAATTATAACTATAGTCGTGCTTTTCGTTCCACATTGCGCATATTGCATCTTCATAATCTTCTGGCCTTATCTCTTTCTCGCCTTCAGTCGGAGCCCACACTATCCTCCAGCCATTATCGAACTCAATATTGGGTGCTTTCTTCGACCTTTTCTTTCCGCCCCAACCTTTTTTTGGATTCCACTTCTTCAACTCGGGAGGTAGTTTAGTAAACAGCTTATCTCTAACTTTTATCCTATGTTCAGAGCCTTTCTTAGCTCTTACTTCAAACTCTACGTTGGGCATTTGCTTAGGCTCGACTTCTACAATCAAATCGTATTTTTTCAGAAAGTCTATTATCTTTGTTTTCTGTATTTTCCACGCCTGCTTTTCTTCTTTACTAGCAGCCTCATCAAGTGGTTTGCCGGCATTAGACAAAAGCTTGAGTATATCTTTTTCTTTTTTTGTCATCATTCCCTCTTTATATTGAAGAAGGTTCTTGCATATGAATCTACTACATCTTCGTATGTATCTGCTTTTTTCAGATCGTCTTTGAACTTACTAAGCATAAACGACTGCACAAGTAAATCTCTTTCATCATATTCTCTACCTTTTTCTCTTACTTTCTTTAGAGCTTGTTTTAGATTATGTTGTGCTTTTTCAATAGTCTCTTTTATTTCGTTTATGTATTCATCGGGTATTTCTTGGTCTAAGTCGTATTTAAATGCTTTTCTTCTTTTCGATAAAATGTAATCATGGACTCCGCTTATTGATTTTTCTGGAATACGTGATAATGTTATAGTTGTGAGCCCTAGTATTTCTTTCTGTATGAACTCTCTCAAGTTTCTAGTTACATCAACTGTTGGAACATCTTCCGGCTTACTGTAATCTAAGAAGTCACCAGTAATCTTTACTTTTTCACCATTACGTTTTAGGACTATACCCTCCATTCCTGGATGACCTGCTACTATTTTACCCGTCTCTGAAAGTTTAGACACCATCGTCTGCAATACTTTAGAGCCTATCTTCTTAGTTACTGACTTCATCAAATCGAACTGCTTGCCTGGGTCAGTAGTTTTCTCAAGCTGTTTTACCTCGGGATAGTTTTTCCACTCTTTAGCAACTTTCTCAAGCTGACTTTTTATGTCTTCTTTCTTTATTCCTATTGGCCCTTTGAATTGCCAATAAGATTCTATACTTTTCCGCGACTGTTTTACATCACCAGGCTCTCCATGGAATATTACCTCAGAACTAAATACTGCAGCTTCTCCAAGTTTCTTAGCAAGAGCTCTGAGTTTTGCTTCTTCATTTTCTGTATCTTGTGGTTCCCAATCATTTTCTGGAGTCCCAGTATATCCGTGAAAGACTATGTAGTTTGTGCTTTGTGAGTAAGGCACTACATTTGGAATATAACCGAAAAGTATTTCTAGGTTTATGAAATTCTTGGGAGTTCCCTCTTCATCGATAAGATTATATTTTTTCTTTTCATTTTCAGAAAGTTGTTCAAGTTTAGATTTTATCGCTTTCCAACCAGAAACGAAACCGGCAAAAGCTCCGTGCTTTACTCCAAACTTTCCTGCAATGTTTTTTATTGGCGGCTGATTCTTATTCCTTGATGCTACTACTTCACCATTTTCGTTATATCCAACAAAGAGGTTGTATCCATCAACTTTCTCAGTCCCCTCAATCTTTCCTGTCAAGAAATCTTTGAAGAAGTTCAGAAAGTCTTTGGGGTCTGTGTATTTATCATACGGATGGAGCATATGTCCCGCAGCTCCCCCGGCCATTAAGTATATTTGGTCTCCCGTTGGCGAACTATCTAAAATTTCTATGATTGATGATAGCAAATTGTTTTTCATTACATCCCCCTAATCTATTACCACGGTTCGAGCTTAACTTCTCTACCATCAAGATTGCTAAATATAAAAGCTCTTATACTTTCTCCAGAATGCAAATCTTCACCAGCTACTCTTATTATTATCGAGTTTGCTTCTACATCTATGTTTTCTATCTTGTAGTCTTGGATTGACGCTCTATACTCAGACGCAGCTTCATCAAGCCAATCGAAAAACCTTTTTTCGTATTCTCCCTCAAGCTCTTCTTGAAATAAATGCATTACTATTATTCTGTGAAAAAGTATTGGCTGTATCATTATGTCCCCTCCGCATCGACCATTGGTGCTTGCCAACTTCCACTTGTAACTAACATACTTGGCCATCCACCGGTAGCATATAGTTTGCCAACAGTCTTATATATTTTATCTATTGTTGTTCCTTTACCTACCACGCTCGACCTCTTTCGCTTTTCAATGCTTCATCTAATGTAGTATATAAATCCATCACTATTCCTCGTAAAAAACATGTTCATTGTAATGGTCGGCGAATTTTAAAAACTCCATCACTTCGTCTTTATATTTTTTATCGAAGGCTATGTAGTAAGTATATTTCTCTTCCGATGGACCACCTTCTTCACCAGCATCTACTGCTTTTATTTGGTGCCACTTTCTGAACGATGGTTTTCTTCTGTGCGGCCAGAAATCAAATTCCCATTTCTCTGGCAGAATATCGATATCGTCCAGTTCCTGAAAATCTATTGGATTTCTGCTAAACAGAGTCCTCCAGAAATTATCTGGGCTCGGATCTTGCCACTGTTCTGGCCCGATGTCGAAGTCGAAGATGTATTTAATTATTAGCTGACTTCTTCTTCTTTGATCCATCGACTTCTCTCCTTAATTTCTTCCAGATTTTGAGCCATCCTTTATCTATCGCTTGTTTTTCGAAGGCCATTTCGTCATCGCCTTCTCCAACTCTTGATGATGTAAACTCTTTCATGCCGTACCTTTTATAAACTTATGAAATCTACTTATAGCTCCTTTCAATGTTGGAGCTGTGTTATATGCTCTATGTGTATGTGCCACATAAGTAACTTTTCCATCTTTGTTTACGCTTTTCCAAACAGCAGAAGTTTCTTCGCCGTGTGGTCCATGATGCCAAACAGCTTTCTTCTTTATAACTTCTGCACGTTCTTCATCAGACAGCTTTACTTTGTTGTCTTCAAGTTTTTGGAATTCTGATTTCTTTTCCAGCATCATTGCTTCTTCAAACTTCACTCTTCTACTCCTGGCTTTGGCGGGAATTTTACTTTTACTCCAAGTTGTTTGTAATACTTCTTCCAGAACTCTTTCCAGTCTTTTGCTTTTATTTTATAATGTAAATCTTCTACATCCGATTTATTCCACAAAGTTCTAGCAACTTCGTCTGTTGTTGCACTATCCATCATCGAATAATCACCTTCAGCTGGTTCATCAGAAGCAGAGACTCCTGAATCTCTGTGATAAGCATCATCGTAATTTTTGAAGGGACCCTTCTTTATATAATCTTCGTGTTCTTGATGTGCCCACCAATCTTTCAGTCTTCTCATGAGCACAGATTTGACTTTGTTATCTATTTTATTTTTGACAGTCATTTTGTTGATACCAGCTAGAATACTTTCTTCTATATTCAGTTTCCTTATTTTTGCAAGCTTAGATCTGAGCATTTCAAATGTTTCCATATTAGCTAGTGGCGGAGCAGCTAATTCTTTATAAGAATTAAATCCGGCCATTTTATCGGGATTAGCTATAGCTTCTCTCAATTTAGTAGCAGAAACAGTTTCTCTTGTTCCAGCGTCGTATTCTTTGACCTCAATATCTAAATGTTCGTATTCGTCTTTCCCTATCATAGACTCAGCCTGTCTTTTATAAGCATCTATTTCATCTGAGCCAGCAAATATTGTAAGCTTGGAGAAATCTTTTTTGGGATACATTCTTTTCAGTGTTTCATATACGTGTGTTATACTGCCGGCACTTGCTTTCAATATATTTTTAGCGTCTAATTCTGGAAACGCCTTCTGTAAAAGTTGAGTTCTTATACCGACTGGAAATGGGCTTCTCTCAAGTTTTCTGGCTATATCTCTTCCTCTTCCAGCCTGAGTTTTCAGTTTAGTCTTGAATGCAGCCTCGCCCTGAACTGGCAAAACAAAAACTTGTTGATACTTTTCAACAGCTTGTTTTATCATACCATAGTGGCCTTTAGTTGGTGGTTGGAACCTGCCATAAATAATGGCAACTCTGTCTTGGATTTTCTCGGCTATAATCACGATACTACTCCTTCGTAGTTATCTTAGTTATTATAGCTCGTAAGTTCTTTGATTGCTCGCACTAAATAGTTGAAGACATGATTATCTCTATCAGAATTTCCGCCGCTAAACTTTACATTCTCTCTTATCCAGTTTTCAATTGAGTTAAGGTCGGACAATATAAATGGCCAACCTTCTTCTTTGTTTAGTTTCTTTATCTCTGGTTTTATTTTTTCAAATATCTTTCTAGCTTGAGAATCCCAACGACCCTTGTCAGTTTGGTTATATTCAGCAACAAGTAAATTTTGCGTTTTTGGTCTAAGAAAAAAGTAAAGGTTATAAGATGATTCTTGAATATATTTATTTCTAGTCTTAAAAAATATGCCGACTAATTCAACTAAAAAGTCAAACTGATTTCGTATTTTTACTACATTGTTCAGTAGTGATTCGATATCTTTTTTGTCGGGGTCATAATTTTGGCCCATCTTAGATTCGTAATGTTCCATGAATTGGAAGAGAAGAAATTCTACAAATGTCCTATTTTTTTCGTTAAGTTTTTCTAACGGCTTCTTTACATTTGTAGTCTTTTTCCGTCTATCTTCTATTCTATTCTTTTCTTTCTTGCGTGGGTCTGTAGTTCCGTAATAATTGAGTAGTATATTTTCTATTGGAATGTAGTTATATCTATTAGAAGAAATAGAATTTCCGCCATCTTTAGTGATGAAACACTTATCAACTAACTCTTCGACACATTCGCGTATAGTCTTTTCACTAAGTCCAGTTCTTTCACTAAGAGTTTTAAGACTTGGATATGCAGTAGTTTTGTTTTTACCCCAGAACCTTAGAAACTGTCTCCACACGACATAAGATTGTGCGCTTATCAGTCGTTGTAGATAATCTTCTATTCTATTATCTGAAATGCAAAATCCGTTTGGGAAATTTACACCTTCATCTATATTGATGACGCCAGTGTTGTTCATATTGACACTCCAAAAATTATATTATCTAACTAGCTTTAACTTTTTTCTTTACTGTTTGACTCTGGCCCGTGTTTTTTATCCCAATCTGCTATATGTCTTCCTGTGAATCCCTTGAAGTCTAAAAATCCAGCTATGTCACTCATAAACTCGAAAATGTTATCACATTCTCCACCTGCGTCTTTATACTGTTTGAATATTTGCTTCATTCCCGGTGGAATTTTTTCCCAATCTTCTGAGCGGGTAATCCCCATAGATTGTTTAGTAACTCCCGATACTTCTCCGTCTTCTTCGTTTAGTCTATTTAGAAGTTGTCTCAAGTCTTGCACCATTTGATTCTCCTTTATACTCTTTTAGATAAACTTTCCAAAAACCCCTGTTACCGTTAGTTCTGCCATGACAACGGGGACATAAGAATACAAGATTATCTTTCAAACAATTCATCTTATCGTAATCTATATGGTGTAAATGAGGATATACAAAATCTAAATCGCATTTACACAAGAAGCATTTATATTCTTGCTCTTCTAAAATAGACTCACGCAATGAATGGTCGAAGAACTCTTTAGGATAACTCTTAAGTTCTTCAAACAGTTCTTTCTCAAATTTTTCTGTATCTCTTATCAAAAATTCACTATAGAATATGACTAATTTCTTTCTATCTTTTTCCAGTTCTTTTTTGTGTTGTATGTAGAAGTCTATGCTTTTATCGTTTTCTTTTCGGAAGTCTTCTATCTCTTTTCTGAAACGGTAACTTTTTATTTTCTCTTCTATCTCGTCGTATATGATATCGCCGATGCAATATTTAATAACATCTTTTACTAAATCACTGGGAAGAGCCTCATCTAATTCTTTTAAAGCAATGCTTATTCCGAGTTCATTCAGTTTCTTTGTCTGTATTATCATCAAGCTCTTCGTCTAGTTGTTTTACAATATGGAACCCCGGAGACACTACCTCTCTCCGCTCGAGTTCTTCCTCCTCTTTTTGAAGAGCAAGTTCTTCTTCTCCAGACATTTGTAATAAAAGGTCACGTAGGTTCATTTTCTTTACCTTTTTATTTTTGTCTGGTTTATCTTTCTTTTTCTAACTCCTTTATCTTAGTTTCTAACTCTGTATTTTTCTTAAGCAAAAACAGCGTATTAGCGGCAGCAGATTCTAAAACTGCATCTACTATATCATCAACTAAATCATATAATGCTGGTGGCACATTTTTAGATTTCAAGCCGTTATAATGATTTTTCATTTTATTTTTGATGTCTTTCAGACCTTGCATTTCTAATCTCCTCTAGAACTTTAGCTGCGATCCATATACAGTCTTTGAATGGTTTTTTCAAAACTTTATTTCTAGCTACTGCAGATGGGTGAATACATGGCACTATCCAAAGATTTCGCTTTTTATCTTTGAATATATTGCCAGCGTTAGCTAGTAGCCGCACATCTTTGTTTAGTAAAGTGTTAGAAGCTATTTTGCCAACTGCTAATATTACAAGGGGCTCTTGCTCTTCTATTTCTTTTTCAAGACGTGGTCGATTTTTGTTTATTAAGTTTTCATCTGGTCTCTTTCCACGTAGCAGTTGTTCAGCTACAACATTTGTCACATAGCAATCTTCGCGTGTTATATTGTATTCTTTTAGCTCGTCCCAAAGTATATAAGAAGTCTTACCTGAAAAGGCTACGTTCTCCATACCTTTTGGGCGCGTGTGACTTGGAGCTTCACCGACTACCATCAAATCCATATTTAGTACCTCAATACTAAATATGCTTTCCAGAGAGATTTTTTAGTTCTGCATGTTGTTCTTCTATTTTGTCTCTATATTTTTTGAAATTGACGATATAATGGTTTAGTTCAACTCGATTCTCAAAGACTTGAAAATCGTCTAATAGTATTTGCCCAAGATATCTGTGGCTTTCTCGGACAGTTGATGATTCGCCCTCTTCTTGCTGTTTCTGCAGCGCTTTTTGTAATACTTCGCTAGTAATTTTTCCTTTCTCTAACAGAAACTGTCCAAACAGTAATCTTGGTTCGGGTGCTTCATATTTCCCTTTCATTTATTTTACCTTTACTAAAATCGTTACTATCTACTGTAGGTGTTAGTGCCTCTAGCATAGACTCTCATCTAAAAACATCACAGAGAATCATTTCTACTCTGCGCCTCGTAAAATGGTGCATCTTCTGATGATACTTATTTTTAGCGTACCATTCTGGTGTATTGTCGCCGTATCTTTGAGCTCTGGCCGCTCCGCGCCAATCGCAAATCATCTCTCGAATTGCATTCTCTTTCATTGGCAGAGCAAACACTCTACCATCGTCTTCTGGTAAAACCCACCACTGCCAGTGATGATCATTTCTCTTTTGGTGAAGAAGCCAAGCAAAATCAAATTTCTCGTCTCCAGTTTTATATGGTTTGTAATAGCCCCCACCAACTTTCCTGATAGCCACATGTTCTTCACCTTTTGGGCCGTAGAAATAGTTGGCGTATGCAAACCACTCACTCGGCCTAAACTTAGACAAATCATGCATAAGCCCGCGCCAAATAAGGCCATCTTTAAAACAATAGTAAGTAACCCAAAATTTGTGTCTGATTACGTAGCTAAGATATTTCAAATGTGTCTTTAAGAATTGCAGCATATTATCTCCCTTAAATATATCATTCTTCTTTCTCTATTTCCAGTTTTCGTATTAGTTTATTAACTGCCTTTCCAGGATCTTTCCCAGCACCTGTCATTACTTTCTTTGTGTTCAAGAGGATATCGATAGCACCGTCGATGCCACCATATTTCTTTCTGAATTCACTATAATCATCAGCATCAAGTTCAGCTAGTACTTCTATGCCGTTGCCCAGTGCAGCCCGTTTTCTGATGTTGTAGCCCATGAACTCAGCTGGATCTGCTGCACCATACTTCTTGTGCAGCTCTTGGGTTTTAGTTTTGAAGAACTCTCCGAACTTTCTACCTTCTTCGTAGTCACCGTCTGGATTTGCACCAGGAAACTTAAACACGAATATGATCTTCGCATGGTTCTTTAAAGATTTCTGTTCCTTAGCAGCTTTCTCAACGTCTCTGCCAGCGGGAACCTGGCATTGAACACCTTCGTCGTTAATACATACTAGCCATTTCATATGTATTTATCTTACTTGGGCTGTATAAAACTAATCAGTTGTGGGAAAGGGATTATTTTACCCTCTGGCATAAGGTCAAACATGTTTTGAGCTCCAGCGGGGTTTTGTGAATGGAATACAAGCTGGCTGAACTTTATTTTCTTTCTTTTGAAGTATTTCAAAAACTGATAACCAGTTTCTTCTTCTGATGAATCTACGTAAGCTCTACCGCCCAAATCGTGGTCGAGCAGAACAATATCCCAAAAATTAGAAGTATCAATAAGACGCTTTGCCTCTTCTACTGTAGTAGCATGGACTATTTCACAGTCTGGGAATCTAACTGGCAAAAGTTGATAGAATGTCGCCATCCTGTTTATGTTGTCTTCTAATATAAATATTTTGCATTTCATTTGTAATAACTATGCATGTCGAACAGTTGCCTGGCTTCTCCGGTTTCGTCTAACTTTGCTTTCCACCACCTACCTCCTTTGGGTAATTTATAAAGGACCCCTGTTACACTGATATATTCTTCATAAGTAATCCAATCTCGATTTGACTTCTGGAATCTCTCGAGGGCCTTGTTCTCTTCTGGTGCTACGAGTATGATGAAGTTTTTGTCCATAAAGAAGTTTCTAACTTGCCCTACGTTCCAGCCATCTAGAGTCATATCGACCCCGTGACTGTAAAGCTTGTAACGACCAAGAGCATGGTCTAGAGTTGGTTTTTTCTTGCTCTTCCTTAGCTCTAAAGCAGCTTTGCTGATGAATCCACTATACATATTCGTTGCTTTATGCAAACAATCATAGTATAGCTGTTTGTGAGCTTTAACTTCCTCTTCACTGTGGTTTTTGTTTGAGAGAATGATTTTTATGTCTTCAGCTATTTTCTGGTATATTTCACTCGACTTCTTTCTTGCCATTCTTTTCCTCCATTTTAGCCTTGTATTCGGCTGAATACAAGGCGCGCCTTGTATTCGGCGGAAGTTATTCCAAGCTTTTTTGCCTCCTTTCTTATCCTGTTTCTTTCTTTCCGAGCAGCTTTCTTCTCTTCGTCGGTCTTGGGAACCGAAATGTTCCTTGTTTCACCATATTTCTTTTCTCTCTTTTTTCTAGCTTTGCCCTTTCTTGCCTCTTTCTTACTGAGAAACATATCAGTAGGATTGATAATATCATCTCTTTTGATGCAAGCTACCATACCATTCCAAAGCAGCCTTGGAGCATCAGCTCCGTGAGCTATTTGAAGAAAGTTTGAAAACCAAGCCAGTCTATTCCTTTCTTCCTTGTCTCTGGGAAACTGCCAATCAAGAATTTCACAAATATCTTTGAGGTGAAATATACCTTCTTTTCCCGGTCTTTTCTTAGCTTCTTTCTCCTTTTTATCGATGTTATTTATTTTGATTTTTCCCTTTTTCTTATCTACTTCGTCCTTGAACCATGCAGACCCAGTATTGAACTCGTCTTTTTCGCCTTTTGCTATTTCAGCTACCATTCTTTCACTATCTGTAAGCCGTTTCTTCTTCTTTTCTTTAGCCAAGGTTTCCTCCTGTAGAAATCCAATCTTCTCTGAACTTTTTGGCGTTATACTGAATCCACTCAATAACTATTTCATTATCTGTCCGATTGTCGCCATACTCGTGGCGATTTTCGATGTAGTGAGAAATAACGTTAGCTTGGATTTTTAGGTATTCAGGGTTATTTTGGACCATAGGAACGTTCATTAAAAATCTCCTATGGTTCTATTATATCGCGTAGTCGAAACTATCTAGTATTGCTTCACAAACCAGTCTTTAGCGAGTTTCTCATCTTCAGGCTTTGAAAATACCATTCTGTCATTCCAATAATCAGGTCCGATTTGCATATATCCGACAAAAGCTAAACCCTCTTGTTCAGCTTTATGCCAATCTTCATGCATCATTGGAACTTCGAAGTAATATGCGAAAAACTCTTTACCATCGTAGATTTGTGCTTCTTTCACCAAACCCATTTCATCAATTCCTTATTTATATTATATATGCTATCGAATGTTATGGATGGAGTTCTTCTAAAGCGTCTTGTATATTATCTGCTGTAGTTCCAGATATTGAGCTGGTATCAAGCCAAATATCTTTAGCTCGAGTTATTGGCGTCCTCGTAGCACCATTTTGAACTATAAAATCCGAATGGGCTAAAGGAGCAGAGACAGCATCATATCTGAATTCAACATCTGCGCCATCAAGAGTTACTTTTACTACTCCAGTTACTTGTACATGGGTAGCTCTTAGTTCTAGTAAAGTATCTCCCTCTTGCTTCAAGTGGTCAAAAATAGCACAATTTCTCATTATTGTAGAAGAAGCTTTACTATCACCATCATCATTCAAATTGCTAGTATCAGAAATTTCTAATCCACCCATAAAAGCAACATTGTTTGGATACTCTATTGGAGCTGAATCTAAAGTAGTAAGACCGGCAACTATTACATTACTCATGTACAAATGGTCTAGTCCGCCGCCGAGGAACTGGACACTAAAATCATCTCCTATATTTACATTTTCCAGTCTCAATATTGCCGCGTTAGAGCCCGCAGCATGAGTTACTGCGAACCCATCCATATAGCAGCCTATATTCCTAATAGCAATTTCCATATTTCCGGTTCCAGTTGGAAAGTCTATTGCGTGGTTTGTTCCAGTTGTAGATTTACCAACAATTGTTGTGCTTTTATCTAATCCAACTATGGAAATCCATGGCTCTAAAATCAAATCTTCTTCATATATGCCCGGCAAAACGAAAATCATTTCATAAGTTCCAGCTGTTGGCGTAACTGAATCAATAGCGGCTTGTACAGTCAAGAAAGGATTTTGTAGAGTTCCCCGTGTAACTCCAAGTTCGGCATAATACGGAATATCAAACTCTGTGAATCCCGTAAGTGATGTTTCTAGGTTAGGCCCAGTAGTTGAAGACTCTATAAGGACGTATTCGCCAACGCCCACAGTTTCGTTAGTTATCCTTATATCGTTCGTCTCAAAAGTGCACGCAAAATCATCTGCATCAAGAGCGGCATCAAGAAGCCCGACTACGTCATTATATGTGATTGGCGTGGTTGCACCAGTCGTTATACTGTACTGTGTCCCATTTACGTTTATATAATAAGTAGTAGATGCTGCTAATCCTGAGTCGTCTCCTCCTGACACACCTAATCCGAATTCTTGCCAAGACATCATACTTTCCGTATCTTGGCCACTTTTTGAAACAAAAGTGCAATGCTCTAAATCGATATTGAATTCTTGAACTATTTCATCGATAGCTGTCTGAACTTTAGTAGAATACAATCCTGAATGTTCAGGATCATAACTAAAATCTTCAGCAGTCTTAGCATTGATGACATTTAGCAGCTCATCTATAACAGTTTGGACATTATTTGAAGACAGCCCCGATGCTACATTATCGTAAGCAATATCGCCAGCTTCGATTGCATCTAATAAGTTCTTTAGTTCATCTATTGCTTCCTGTACATCATCAGCGCTAAGACCTGAAGTAGCATTATCATAATCAATCTCAAATGCGTTAGTTGGCATTTCTTCTCCTCCTATAACAGGCTGACGGCCATAAGGAAATGCTAAATATCTTTTACCTTGTTCATATATATAAACAGTGATTGGAACTCCAGGCATTTCTCGCCCGTTATTCAAACGAGTAAATGTCCAGAAAAACCACCAGCCAGTATCATCAAATTCATATCTTGACTGGACTTCATGAACTATTGTGCCAGCGTCAGTATCTTCTATAGTGGCATTCCACTCGCCTTCAAAACCATTAGGTTTCTTATATTTTATTTTTACTAACGCTGCATCGTTCAAATCGACTGTAGAAGGTACAGTCATGCGTATGGTCGCAAGTGTTTGACCCTCAAAGTATTCCAAAATAGCCATGGGTTTATCTTTCGACGGGCACGTTTATTCCTTGAAGAATGACGCCATTGCTCTCACTTCCATTGCTGAAAGTTTAGCATCGCCTAAATCTTCTATGCTTATAGGTTGGAAGTCGATTACAGTTTTTTCCTTTAGAAAGTCGTCTAACTCTTTTTGAAACTCATCTCTTTTATCTGGCGAGACAATTACGTTATCACCCTCTTTTTCTTCACCATACTTTTTCATTATTTTGCGTTGCGCTTCGCCAATTTTATTGTATTCGTCATTTAGCTGGTCAATGACTTTACTTAGCTTGTATGAAGTTTTTATGGGCAAATCTGAGTTCAAAAGTTTTTCAATCGCTTTTTTTGCCTTTAGTATTTCATTTAGAGCTATTTCCATATTTGACTCCTTTATTAGTTAACTAATCACAGCCTAAAGGCTGTGATCTCCCTGTTTCATAGATTAGGTTGCTTTTTATTCTGATTGCCTCATCTCCACAGGCTTAAATTCGGTCAGTCCATGGCCTATTTTTAATAAATATGCGCAACTAAGGGAGCCGTAGCTCCCTTAGTCTAATACCGATTATACTCTGTAAGCTATTTCAACAAAAGCCACTGGGTCATTAACTTTTTGGCCAGAGGAAGAAGCAAATACTTGGATATAATCGCCAGCAGCGAAGTCAGCGTTTGCCGAAGCGTTAGTATATACTCCACTAGATAAATTAAAGTTGAGTAGTGGTGTAGTAGAGTTGTTGTTTCTTCTGACTTCAAATGCTTTTGTTGCAAGACCACCCGAAGTTTGAACCGTTACTGCTGTGATTGTTCCATCTCTCGGCATCCTAAAACCAGTTGTTGAAGCTTGAGCTTTTCCACCGATAGCAAGATAACGTCCATCAGCTCTATTATCACCGAACTGTAATACAAGCCTTGTAACTGTTAGCCATTTCGATCTTGTTCCGTCATATTCATAGGTAAATCCATCTGCTGAGTTGTAAAAAGTATCTCCAGCTGCTGGATTAGCTGTGGGTGCTGCTGTCCAATTAGGTAATCCTAATATAGCAGTATCGCCAATATCAACTCTACCGTCTGCTGCTCCAGCTGTTGAATCTCTTGTAAATGTAACGATTGGATTAGTTCCGTCAGATACAAACATAGTATCAGAATCAGCAGCTAATCTCCATTCAAGGCCTGTCGTTTGTGATTCTGCCGCATCTATTGTTACAAGAGCCGCGGCTGCTCCAAAGTTGTTGTATGCATCATCAAGGTTTGTATCAATATCGCCAAGTGTTGCAAAAGTTAGCCAACCATCTGTTCCGCTGCCGTCAGCATCTGTTACCCAAACCGTAGGTCTATCAGCCGTAGTATTGAACGCCATAGCACCATAGTTCCCAGTAGCTCCTGGAGGGTTAGGCAAT